GTGTATGAAGGAACTCGCTTGGCTGCACAGGAGCTCTACGGTGAGATGCTCTCAGATGTTGAGGGAGCTCTCTGGACGCAAGAACTTATCGACCGTGGTCGCGAAATGCAGTTGCCAATGGGAACTCCTTTGCGCTGCATCGGTGTTGACCCATCTGTGGCTGAGAATCCTAGAGATGAATGCGGTATCGTTGTAGTAGCTTCAACCGGTGACCGAGACTTATACAAACGACAGAGCTGGGTACTTGAAGATGCTTCCATTCATGGCTCTCCAGAAGTCTGGGCAAACAAGGTAGTGCAGATGGCTCGCAAGTGGGGTTGCCCCGTCATCGCAGAAGTAAACCAAGGTGGTGCGCTCGTTCGTAACGCCATAAACACAATTGACCCAACTGTAAAGGTTCTTGAGGTTCACTCCAAATACGGCAAAGCCCTTCGAGCTGAGCCAATCACGCTAGCTTACGAGCAGAACCGAGTTCACCACGTTGGCTACCTGGGCGACCTCGAGTCTCAGATGTGTGCTTGGATTCCAGGCGAAGGTAAATCCCCGGACAGAGTCGACGCCCTCGTCCACGCCCTGACGGCTCTCCTTATCAAACCACCTGCGGGTTTCGTTGGTGGAACCATCAAGGCTAAAAGCCCTGCGGCTAGACGTATGCCTAGCTTCCGTGGAGGAGGAACATTCAAGGTTAGGTAGTTCGTTTTTCCTGACCTACCTGATATAATTGTTCTAACAAACGGATTGGAACCCAAATGACAAAACGATACGAGGCTGGAGATCAAACAGTCTATATGTATACATTCCACGGAATGGCTCCAGTATTTCAAACATGCGCCAGCTATGGCGAGGCTGCCTCATGGGCAGTTACCTATGAAGGTTCAATTGCCCACACCGGTGGGCTCAAGTGGTGGGGAGTTCGTCCATGAGTACAGAGTTTCCAGCAAGCGATAAGCAAATTACATTCATCAATGAGCTACTAGACTCACGCGAAATACCTGCGAGTGACCCTATTCTAAAAGCTTTCACGGTTGACCGCTTCGGTGCGTTGAGCACTATTTCTAAGCGCTCAGCATCTGCGGCTATCTCTGCGCTACTTAGCTTGCCAAAACTTGCTACTCCTGCCGAGTCTTCTATGCAGCATGTGCTAGCTCGCGTACCAAAATCTAAGTATGCAGTCCCAACTAATGAGCTGGACATGGCACCGCTGCAAGGCACGCCTCTTACCGGCGATCTTCTTTTCATCGAGGTCCGCGAGTATGAGAAGACTCTTTACATGCGTCGCCTCACCGGAGCCCCAGGTTCATTCAACCGTGACAAGTTGCCTGCGGGTGACGTCAAGATCATTGTGGATCTAATTGCAAATGACCCTTATAAGTATACACGCCTATTCGGTGAGAACTATTCATGCTGCGGTAAGTGTGGAGCTGAACTAACAGATCCAATCAGTCGTTCAATGTTCCTTGGTCCTGAATGCCGGAAGGCGTTTGGGCGCTAAAGGTTGCTTTTCCTGATTATCCTGTTATAATTATCCTGTACGCCAAAACGACGAAAGGAATAGAAAATGAAATTCAGCACATTCCGCGGACACAGATACCGCCGTTACACAGCAGCTCTACGTCTCCTTGCTCTTGCTTGGACTCCGTACGCAGCTTACACATTCTTTATATTTCCTAGCATCGCATCTTTTATCGCGGCTATCTTCCTCGTAGCTGGAGGAGCAATCCCACTGTGGATTCTTTCACGCCACACGGAGTACATCGCGAAGGAGGAGTTCGGTAACCTTCGCGCACTTCGCAAGAACCAGCCAACAACTCTTCTGGGAGTTGTAGGTCCAAAGGAACGCAAATGAATGTACCAGTGAAGGAAAAAAGAATTGAAGCTATGTCTCCACTTGAAGCGGAGATGATGGCTTATCGATTGAGCACCAGCGAGTGGCAGTACCGACAAAAACTAGAACAGTTCAAGGATAACGTTGAGTTCTGGCACCTTCAACAAATTCAAGAATATCTAGACGAGAACTAAATTTTACAAGTAGAGGTAGAAGGATTATAGTCTACTTGACACTGGAGGATAAATGACGCAAGGAACAAACCAACGCGAACAGCAGTACGTTCGTGGGCTGTGCCCTATCTGCGGTGAGACTGATGTCTTGCTCTATGCCCACAATGATATTCTTGTGTGTGCGTATGACTATCGCACGCTAGTTCGTGATGTCAGGTGGTCGCAGCCCTGTGACAAATGCGGAGCTGAAAAAGCTGTGCGAGATCCAGCCCACCGTCGTAATGAATACTTATGTATCTCATGCCACAATGAAGACGGAATCCTTGAGGTAAAAACAACCGTGTTCAAGCGAGCATTGGTAGCTCTTACCAACGCGTTGCCAAATACACAACCAAAGGTTCGATGCTATCTGCATGGGTACGGCGCGGACTGCGATGACAACATAAAACCTCGCGGAGCGTGGGGTGGAAAATCATTATGCAGCACTCATGGAAAAACTCCACCAAAGCCTCAAAAGGCAACAAAGTCTTGAGCAGTACCATCTGCTCACAGAAGCGGGTAAGTAACTGTGTGCTTACCAGCTTAGAACTACCAGCACAAATAAAACAACGAAGAGAGGAATACCGATGTCAACAGTGACACCAGTGCAAGCAGCATCACTTTATACAGCAGGTAAATCAGTAGTAGAGGTAGCTCAGGAACTAGGAATTACCTACGGTAAAGCTCGTAAGCTTATCGCGGACTCAGGAACTCCTATCCGCAATACTTCCGATAGACTCAAGGGTAAAACCCGTAAGGCAAAGTAATCATGAGTAACGTATTGAATTACCTACGGGAAGTAGCTTGGCTAGCAATTACAGCTCTAGGGCTAGCCGTACTTACCGTCATTCTGGCGCTCATCACCTCTACAAGTGGGGAAACCCTCTTGGCCTTGGGATTAGCCTCAGTAACGCTGGCACTCCTCTCTATGAAGGAGTAACATAGATTACAGAGGGGTAGGCACCTACGGGTGCCTATTTCTCTTTTACTATGGTATAGTTACTACCAGGCAAACAGCCTACTACGGAGAGACGGAGGACTTGACAATGTCATCCCTTCTTATCTCCGGCCCTATGCAAGCGGTAGAGGACAGACACAAATCTGAGAAGCATAGCGGTAGCAAGAAGCTCAATGAGAACGTTTCATTGGGTTGTCCCATCCCCGACCTAAGGAGGCGAACTAGCGTTGCAAATCACAACACGTGCCATAGCAATGTCGACCGTAGCCTATATTACGGCTCTAACAATTGGTGTTGCGGGAGTAGCTGCAGTAGCTGCTAACGCAACTGAAGAAGTATCTGCACCTGTAGTTGCGAAGGCACCGGCAGTTGTAGTAGATCCTCTGGACAAGTTCCGAGGTGCAAAGACTCTTACTCAGGACGAGCTTATCGAGCTCTTGTCTGCGGTAGGATTCAAAGGCAAAGCCTTACGGACTGCTTGGGCTGTCGCCATGAAAGAATCTAACGGCCGTCCAGTAGCTCACAACAAAACAGTAAGCACCGGTGATAACTCATACGGTATATTCCAAATCAACATGATTGGTAACCTGGGCAAGGACCGTCTTGCCCTATTCAACGAGAAGTTCGGTATGCTAAAACCTACCGAGCTATTTGACCCAGTTACTAACGTTCAGGTTGTGTACTACATGACCCAGGGCGGTACGGACTGGTCATCATGGGGCTTAGGTCCCAATGCCTATGACGGCACTCCGGGTGAGCATCTCATCACTAAGTGGGAGAAGCAATTCCCTAAGTCGACAACAAAAGGTTAGGACTAGAATAAGCCTATGGAAAATGAAAACATCGAAGAGGTAGCGGCGCCTGAAGAGGTAGCGGTTGCGGTCGAGGTTGAGGAACCTCTTGCTATTGTAGAAGAACCTGCACCAGCACCAGTCGAGCCTGAGCCAATGCCAGAACCAACTCCTGTTGAGGAACCACAGCCACAACCTGCTGCAGCTAACGCAGCAGTTACCGGCAGCTCGGACAACGTATACCTAAGCAAATGTGTATACGAAAATAAGTTCGAACGCAAGTCGCTGACTATCCATCACATACAACGTCGTCTTGAAGAGCTTGGCTACAAGGATGTCGTTGGAGATCGCGATGGCTGGCTAGGTGAACTCACCATGATGTCAGTCAACCAGTTCCAAAAGGATAGAGGAATGGACGTCACTGACAAGACTGTAGATGAAGTAACATTCATTAGCATCTTTGCTGGAGATCAAAACGTAAATGTAATTGTATAAATAAAAAATAATGGAAGGCCACCTCATAGCAGGTGGTCTTCTTTTATTTCTGCACAAAGTAGAAAAATAAATTCCGTAAGCAAAAAACGCTCGAGACACTTGACGAATTGTCCACAACAACCAACTACCCATTCTCTCGTCCAAGGTACTTAACCATAAGGTACCGATTCTTCGAATTGTACATCATCTTATCACCGCAATTTGTACATAAGCATCCTCGAAGATGATATAGTTTCACCATGGCGCATACACCCGATCTTCCAAGGAGCGAGCAAGAGTTCCTTGCCACGCTTACGAAGGATAAATTGTGGTCCCGTGTGCAACTCCTCCACGAGGCTGGCTGGACCCTACAGTCCATTGCCGATGCGTTTACACCCGCCAAGCGCCGATCAACCATTCGCTCCTGGGTGGTCAAGGAGATCACTCACCACGAGTTTATCACCGCGACCCCCGTTCCTCCTGTGAAGAAGCCCCGCTATGTAAGACAGCGCCCAAAGAGCCCAGGTATTCCACATGATGAGCAGTTGCGCATCGCGCGGCTGTCGCCTCTTGCTCGGCGTTACCGCTCACGAACAACCGCCTCGTCTGCTTCTTTCACCGCGAATAATGAACTAACTGTCATCGCAGGAAACCTCTATCTAAAGGGTGTTACAGTGTCAGAGCTTGCCCGTGCGTCAGGGGTTACCTACCGCGCGATGAAACGTCGCGTAGATAAGGCGCTCCTATGAGAGTACGTCACGACCTGTTTCCCGCCAACATCACGGTTGTCCCTCCTGACATCACCGATGACTTTAAAAGTGTCCTCGTTTCTTCTTCTGCTCATTTAGTTCATACTGGCGCTCGTTATCTCGAGAAGGTGCGCCTTGTTATTCTCGAGGACGACGAGTCAAGCGTCATCCTCGTTGCAGCGGATCACCACACAGGACCACGACTTATATTCTCAGAGCGACTCAAGGATTCCGGCCTAAACTGGTCTGGAAATAAATCAGATGACTCCCAGGCGATTACCCGCTCTGGAAAGATCATCGCGTTTAAGTACGTCAAAGGGTGCAACTGCGGATCACGCCTTCGCTCCTGGAGCCCGTACCAAACGATGGACTCGATAAAGGACCCAACAACATGACAAGTACACAGATAATCACGTTTGATCCATTTGCGCATATTCA